AACCTAAAATTGGTTTTAAAACTCGTTACGGTATGGTTGCTAACCCAATGGTTGATATTGATGACGCTTCAATGTCTGCTACTTCAAATGCTGACAATTCAATGACAGCACGTAAAAATTACTATTACAGAATCGTTAAAGTTACTAACTTAATGTAAGTTTTAGTTTTAAATACGTTTGATAAGAAAGGAGTCTTCGGACTCCTTTTTTTATTGTTATAAATAGATCAGAGGTACTATAATGGCAATAACAACTACATGTCCGTTTCCAACAAATATAAATCCACTATCAAGTAATGGGTTTAATTTTTCTATTTCAAAATTACCGGAAGTATCATTCTTTTGTCAAGAAGTTACTCTTCCAGGTATGTCTTTACCAACATTTGAAGTAAACACTCCTTTATCGGCTTTGCCATTTAGTGGGGAAATACTTTCATTTGAAGATCTAAATATACAGTTTATTATAGATCAAAATATGAGTAATTATATTGCTGTATATGATTGGATGATAGGACTTGGTTTTCCAGAAGATAATAATCAATTTACTGATTTTATTAATTTACAAGATACAGGGTATAGTAGAACAAGTAAAGAATATTCTGATGCTACTTTACAGATATTAGGAAGTAATAATCTACCGGTAAAAACTGTAAAGTTTATAGATATTCTACCATTGAATTTAAGTTCAATGAATTTTCTATCTACAAATACAGACGTATCATATTTAGTTGGGAATGTAACATTTAAAATAAGTAGATACGAATTTATATAATTTTTTGAGGATATTATGGCTACAATTGATGAACTTTTATCAGAATGGGATGACGATTCTGTAATGGATGACAATCATATCTCGAATGAATCCATTCGAGTTCCAAAGTTGCATGCTAAGTATATAAGATATTTAATGCAGGCAAAACTTAAAGTTACAAAATATAATAATGATTATAATGTTCTAAAAAAGACTAAGTTTAGGTATTATCGAGGTGAACTTTCTAGAGATGAATTATCTATACTGAATTGGGAACAATGGCAAGGTGTCAAACCTATGAAGAATGAGATGGATCAATTTCTTGATGGAGATACTGATCTTAATAATATGAAAGTTAAAATAGAATATTTGCAAACTATGAATTACCTACTTGAATCTATCCTAGGCCAAATCAAGGCTAGAGATTGGCAATTAAAAACAGTTCTAGAACATAAAAAGTTTTTAGCTGGCAACTAATGATTACAATAGAAAAACACAATGAAGTCTATATTAGAATATTTTCAGATTCTTCTATAGAACAAGAACTATCTGACTTCTTTAAGTTTAGAATCTCAGGTTATAAGTTCATGCCGGCATATAAAGCAGGTATATGGGATGGGTATGTTAGATTATACAATCTTCAAACTAAAAATCTCTATGCTGGTTTATTACAATATGTTAAAGAATTTGCAAATAGAAATGATTATGAATTAACTATTAGTGCGGGTATAGAGAATTCAAATACATATTCTGCCCAAGATATTCAATTGTTTGCCGACAGTCTTAACTTATCTGCGCGAGGTTTACCAATTTCGCTTAGGGATTATCAGGTAGATGCTCTTTTAAAAGCGCTTAATAGAAATAGAGTAACATTATTAAGTCCTACCGCTTCAGGTAAATCCGGTATTTTGTATGCTATAATGAGATGGCATTTAAATGCAAATAGAAAATTACTTCTGATAGTACCTAATACTATGCTTGTTGAGCAAATGTATTCAGATTTTGCTGATTATTCAAGTGCAAATGGATTTAATGTTGAACAACATGTACAAAAACTTTATTCTGGTTTTACAAAAGATTTTACAAAAAACGTTCTTATCTCTACATGGCAATCATTAATTACTATAAAACAAAAATCCTTTTATCAGCAATTTGATGTTGCTATGGTTGATGAATGCCATCTTGCCCGGGCAGCTTCTATTTCAGGTATTATGGAAAAATGTGTTAATACCAAATACAGAATTGGAGCTACAGGTACTATTGATGAAAGTTCTAAAACTAATAAACTAACTCTTGAAGGATTATTTGGCCCGGTATATCAAGTAACTACAACTAAAAAATTAATGGATGAAGGTTCGGTAGTTAATTTAAAAATCAAACAACTTATTCTTAAATATGATGAAGAAACTTGTAAGATGTTTAAAGGTACTGAATATACCAAAGAACTTGACTGGTTAGTTACAAATCCTGTCAGAAATAAATTTATACGAAATTTAGCAATATCTACTACAGGCAATACTCTTGTACTTTTTAACTATGTACAAAAGCATGGCAAAGTCATATATGAAGATATAAAAAATAAAGTACATCAAGATAGACCGGTCTTTTATATTCATGGCGGAGTTGATACAAAAGATCGTGAAGAGATTAGAAATGTATGTAGTAAATATAATAATGCTATAATAGTAGCCTCGTACGCGACTATGAGTACTGGTACTAATATGCCATCAATAGAAAATATTATATTTGCCCATCCATCAAAATCTAAAATAAGAAATCTGCAATCTATAGGTAGAGGTTTACGTTTAAATGATGGTAAAAATGAATGCCGACTTTTTGATTTAGTTGATGATTTGCACTGGAAGTCTTGGAAGAATACTACTTTGTCCCATGGCATAGAGAGATATAAGATATATATTACAGAACAATTTTTAGTTAACATCGTTGAAGTGGAGTTAAAATGTTAGAGCATGAATATATTACCTTAAAACTTGTAAATGGAGATAACATCATAAGTGTAAAAATAGGTGAGGATGATCATAAATTTACAATTATGTACCCTATCCAAATGAAAACCGTCAACTTTGAATTTGAAGGTAAAAATAAAGAAGTATTAGCCGGTTCTCCATGGTGTTCTTTTACTGACGAACAAATCTTTACAGTATGGAAGGATGATGTCATAATCATTAAACCTTTAAATGAATCTACTATTGAATACTATAAACGTCTTATAGATGTTCAAATAGGTCAATTAGTATTACCTGAAGAGGAATATGATTTAGAAACAATTAGTATTAATCTATCTAATGAAACAATACATTAACCTAGAAAAACCTGGTATAACCAGTATATCACAAAAGTAAACAGTTGTAAACAGTAAAATAAAAATATATTTTAATGTACTTTTTATCAATCATAGGATATAATAGTTCTATATTATAAATTGAGGGAGTAGAAATGAGTAAGAAACTAAATTATATTAATAATGAAGAATTCTTTGTAGCTATGCAAGAACGTATCCTTTTAGTTAAGGATTGTGAATCAAAGGGAATTCCCAAACCTAGAATCTCTGAATATATTGGTGGATGTATATTTAAGATTGCTACTAATTTCTCCAATCTTAGAAGCTTTAATGGATATTCATTTAAAGAGGATATGATACTTGATGGAGTCGAAAATTGTTTAAAGGTTATTGATAATTTCGATGAGAATAAAACACATAATCCTTTTTCCTATTTTACTCAAATTGTTTATTTTGCATTTCTACGTAGAATAGCAAAAGAGAAAAAACAAGTATACATTAGAAGCAAACTACTTACCTCAAATGCTTTAGATCTTACTGAATTACAAGCTCATGATGAACAAGGAGACTTCACAAATAACTATATCGAATACATGAAAGCGTATAATAACTTTGATGGTTCATCATTTGAAAAACCTAAAAAAGAAAAGATTAAAAAAGAAGTTTACTCACCTTTAGAAGATTTTTATAATTAATTATTGAGAGAATATATTATGAATGAAGTTATAAAGCAATATCGTTTATTTGATGAAGAATCTAAAAGATGGGAAGATTGGAAAACTATAGAAAATTCTGAAAAAGAACATACAATCAAGTATGCAATAGCTCAAGGATGTAAGTGTCAACTTAAAACGTTTGAACAAACTAGTATCGAAGGATGGAGGTTGAATGAATAATCTTATCATGATAAATAATTGAAAAACACAAAAGTATAAATAAGATATGTTAACAGGAAAAAACTAATGCATATCTTATATAAAATAACTTATTTACCGCATATAAACACAATATATCCTAAATATTATATTGGATCAAAATACAATTATAAAGGAAATTATTATGGATCAGTAGCATCTACTCAAGTATTTGAATATACTCTTGGAATGGAATTAAGAAAATGGTGGAAAATACAGAACAAAGACAACTTTAAATTTGAAATTATAGAACAATTTGATGAAATTACACCCACTGAATTAGTAAATTTAGAATATAAATTACATATAGAATTGAATGTTTTAGGTAAAGAATATTTTAATAAATCTATAGCAACTAAAGGATGGGTATCTGTAAAAAATACAGAACAAACAAAAAAGAAAAAATCTGATAAAACAAAAGCATACTGGGATAGTCCAGAAGGAAAATTAAAAAAAGAAAGACTTTCTGAAAGAAATAGAGTTACTAAATCAGAAGAGATGAAAATAAAATGGGAAAATCCTACTCCTGCTATGATAAATGCTTATAGACCTGGAAAACCAAAAGGATCTAAAGATTTAAAAAAACGAAAACAAAAGATTGTTAGAAAAATATATGCGGATGGATTAATTTTTGATAATGCAATTGATGCATCTCATTATTTTAATGAGCACGTAGTAAGTATAAGAAGGAAATGTAAATTAAATTGGCATGGGTGGAGATATTTAGATGAGAGTAGCATTAATTACTGATTTACATTTTGGTGCAAGAAATGCTTCGACTATAATAATGAATAATCAACGGAGGTTTTATGAAGATGTATTTTTTACATATTTAGATGATCATAAAATAGATACAGTCATTTGTTTGGGTGATACATTTGATACCCGTAAATTTACTAATAATTATGTTATAGATCAATGCAAAACCTTTTTCTTCAATCAATTAAAAGACAGAAATATAACTGTCTACATGATAGTTGGCAATCATGATATTACTTTTAAAAACACCTTATCTCCAAACACTCCTAATTTGCTATTGGCAGAATATGATAATATTCATCTCATAGAATATGCTCAAACAGTTTCTATCAAAGGTATTAGTATAGCTATGATACCTTGGATCTGTAATGACAATTATGAAGAATCTTATGAAGAGATTAGAAGTTCGCTATCTGATATTTGCATGGGTCATTTCGAGATTGGCGGATTTCAAATGTATAGAGGTGTAGAATCACATGGAGGAATGTCAAGTTTGATGTTTGATCGATATGATAAAACCTTCTCAGGTCATTATCATCATAGGTCTACAAAGAATAATATTACTTATCTTGGAACTCCATACGAAATAACTTGGCAAGATTATGCCGATCCAAAAGGATTTCATATATTTGATCTTGCTACACGAGATTTAGAGTTTATTGAGAATCCAAATAAATTATTTGTCAAATTAGAATATAATGATTTAAACCAAGAACCAGTTGATCTAAGTAATATAAACATTAAAGACACTTATGTTAAACTTGTAGTAGTTAACAAAACTGATTATTACAAATATGATACATTCCTGACTAAATTATATAATAAAGGTGCACATGAAATTAAAATTATTGAAGACATTGGAGACTTCTCTTCAGGTGAACTATCTGATGATATTAAATTAGAAGATACTCAATCTGTTTTAAACCATTATATTGAATCTATAGAAACTGATGTAGAAACATCAAAGATAAAATCTTACATTCAATCCTTATATGTAGAAGCATTAAGTAATGAAATATCATGATGTCAACATTACATTTTAAGTACATCAGTTACAAAAACTTCTTATCAACTGGAAATGTTGAAAATAAAATCTTATTAGATAAGTCAAGAACTACTCTAATTATGGGTAAAAATGGTGATGGTAAATCTACCATACTTGATGCCATTACATTTTGTTTATTTGGTAAACCTTTCAGAGATATTAAACTAAGTCAATTAGTTAACTCTATTAATGGCAAACAACTATTAGTAACATGTGAATTCATTATTGGTAATAAGACATATAAAGTTATTCGAGGTATTAAACCAGGAATCTTTGAGATATATTGTAATGATGTCTTATTGAATCAAGAAGCGGCAAATAAAGATTACCAAAAGATTTTAGAACAACAGATACTTAGACTTAACTATAAAACCTTTACACAGGTAGTTATTCTAGGTTCAGCATCTTTTGTTCCATTCATGCAGTTGAAAACTAATCAACGTAGAGAAGTTGTTGAAGATATTCTGGATATTCGTATCTTCTCTGTAATGAATCAAATATTGAAAGATAGAGTATCATCAACAAAAGATTCTATTGCAAGATTAGAATCAGATATTAAAATAGCACGAGCAAAAGTTGAGTCTCAGACTGCTATAATTTCAGCAATGAATACTGCAAAATCTGATACTGTTAGATTATTATTAGATAAGATTACTAAGAATGATTATCAAATTGAGCAATCTCAAGTAACTTCTGATTTACTAGCGGCAGAATTAGTTCATTTAAGAGAAAAGATTAGCGATAAAGATTTTCTTGATCAAAATATCCAAGATGTTAATAGGTTACATAGCAAAGTTACTGCAATCCATAATCATCATGTAACACACAAACATTTCTTTTACGAGAATGATGTATGTTCAACATGTTCACAGGAAATTACCGAGGATTATAAACAAATAGTAGTGGCAGATATTCAATCTAAAATAGATGAGGAAGATTCTAAACTTATAGCATTAGAAGTTGCACTTTTTAATCTAAAAGAATCTTTAAAAAATATTCAAGTTATACAAAATAATATCACTGATAAGAATATTGAACTATCAACAACAAATAGTACTGTTACTTTATTAAACAAACAGAACTCTCAGTTTCTTTTAGAAATCGAATCAGTTGAACAAAATACTACCAATGTAGATGAAGAGAAACGTAAACTAAAAGAACTTGCGACTAGTACTGTTGAAAAGATAACTGAGAAAACATCCTTGATGGAACTTAGAGGTTTGCAGGATATTTCAAATCAGTTACTCAAAGATACAGGAATTAAGACAGCTATTATTCGTGAGTATCTACCTGTAATGAATACCTTAATCAATAAGTATCTGGCAATTATGGACACTTATATTAAGTTTGAATTAGATGAGTCATTCAATGAAACTATCAAATCTAGATTTAGAGATGAGTTTACCTATGCCTCTTTCTCAGAAGGAGAAAAACGTAAACTTGACGTTGCAATTCTATTTGCTTGGAGACAAATCGCCCGATTGAAGAATTCAGTTAATACTAATTTGTTAATATTGGATGAAATATTTGATTCATCTTTAGATGCAAGTGCTACAGATTTATTGCTTCAATTACTAGATGAGGTCTCGAAGGATACAAATGTATTTGTCATCAGTCATAAAGGGGACATATTAAATGACAAATTTCATTCAATCCTGAAGGTGGAAAAACGGAATGAATTTTCAGTGTTAGTTTAATAATAACATATTGATTCTATTTAATAAAGTGAAAAAATAATGCGTTCGGCGCACACTTTTATATTTTAAGGGTGATATATCTACCATAAAGTGTAAAAAACCCACTTTTTAATAAAAAAAGTATAATATAATCAATTGCTTAAAAGTGCACTTTTTTACACTTTAGGTAATTTTTCCAATTGTGAAAATAAATGTTTACATTCTCTGAAAAGGTGATATAATAGACTCATAAATTGATAAAGAGATTATATTATGAATACAGCAATAGACCTTACCGCAAAACTCCTCGCAACAGAAAACTTAACTGTAGTTAAAGCTGCAGTTAAAACTGCCTCTTTTAATGTAAAATCAAGACAACTAACTTTACCTATATTTAAACATATGACTCCTGAAATAGAGAGTATGCTTGTAGGTCATGAAGTAGGTCATGCATTGTATACAACTATGGATATGATGGAGGCTTCAAAAGAGGATTACAAAATCCATGACTATATTAATGTAGTTGAAGATGTTCGTGTTGAAAAATTAATGAAACGTAAATATCCCGGTCTTAAAAAGACTATGATTGAAGGTTATAGACAACTTAATGAAAGAGACTTCTTTGGTGTAAAGGAAATTAAAAATATAAGAACTCTTAATCTTATTGATAGAATGAACCTTTGGTTCAAAGTAGGTATTTCTTCGGGAGTTTCATTTTCAGAACAAGAAAAAGTATTTGTTACTCGTGCAGAAAAAACTGAAACTTCAATTGAAGTTGTTGAATTAGCAAAAGATATTTATGAATTCTGTAAAAATGAATTAGAAAACTCAGAAAGTAAAGATTCATCAGTTAATAATGAACATACTGAAGAATCTGAAGAATCTGAAGGAGATAATAGTAATTCAGATGATCAACAACAACAACCAGAAGATAATGTTGCTAGTGATCAAGGTAGTAAAACTCCTGAAGAAATAGAAGAAGATAATAGTAATTCAGATGCTAGTGATCAAGGTAGTAAAACTCCTGAAGAAATAGAAGAAGAATTAGAGTCTAAAACTAATAAATCTTTAATGGAAAATTTAGATAATTCTGTGGATATGAATGCAGAATATAATTATTTAAGATTAGATACTGATTATGATCCTGATACAATTGTAGGTTATAAAACCATTTTATCTGAAACTGAAACTGAACAAGAATTTATATTAAATCGTTGGGGTTATAAAGAAGATATTCCTAGAAGATCGGATGCAGAATATATTAAATTCAAGTCAAATACATTGAAAACTGTTAATTATCTCATAAAAGAATTTGAGATGAAAAAAGCTGCAACTCAATATAAACGTAATCAAGTATCAAAATCAGGTTCATTGGATATGAAAAAGATTTGGGGTTATCAATTAAATGATGACTTATTTAAAAGAATTACTACCACTCAAGATGGTAAAAAGCATGGAATGATCTTTTTGATAGATTGGTCAGGTTCTATGAATGAAGTTATTGGAGATGTAATTCAACAAGTTACTACATTATCAATGTTTTGTCATAGATTGCAAATTCCATTTCAAGTATTAGCATTTTCAGATTATTATTATAACTGTTATGATAATAAACCTTATTCAAATAGAAGAAAAGATAGATTTCAACAAACTAGATTAGCTACAAATTTATTAAATAATGCAACTAAAGACTGTGCTTTGTTGGAATTCTTTAGTCATAAAATGTCAAATAAAGATTTTAATGATATGGCCAAAAGACTGTTTAATACTTATAAGTTTACTAGAAAAAGTGAATACTCATTAGGTGGAACTCCATTAAATGAAGCATTAGCTTATATGACTGATCATATAGGCAAATTTATGAATACTAATAATGTCGAAAAGATGTCCTTTATTACATTAACTGATGGAGCAGGAAGTACTTTACGTGCTTATAATGCTCCACATTATGGTAAGAATTTCTTAGTTGATCCAATAACTAAAATAAATTATGATTTTCAGTATAATGCTACTGAACAAACTAATACTTTATTAAAAATGATAAAAGATAGATATAATGTTGCTAATATTGGGTTTTATGTTGCAGGTTCTTTAGGTCGTTCAGAAATTAATTCAGCATCATATAATAATGGTATCTATGATATAGATATCGATGAAGTTAGAAAAGAAGTTCGCCTAAATGGTTTTGCTTCTTTCAAAACTAAAGGTCGTGATGATTTATTCTTAGTTCCTGCAAAGTCTTTGAGAATTAAAGACATAGAATTGGAAGTTTCAAGTAAACAATCAACTTCTTCTATTGCAAATAAGTTCACTAAAATGATGGAAGGACGTCAAGTGAACCGTTTATTATTGAATAAATTTATCGGTTATGTGGCCTAAAGTGAAATTATTTTAAAATAAACGTTTACATCCTCAGAAAAGGTGATATAATAGACTCATAAATTAAATAAATGAGGAAATTGAATATGAATAAATTTGAAGTAATATATAATTATGTAGAAGCATTATCATCTGCAAGTGAACACGAAATTGAATTATTTAAACACTTTTTGTGTGAACAACTTAGTGAACTAGATCTTACAGATAGTCAACTTGAGTATTTGGAAGACAAAAGCGATACAATTGAAATTGACTTTGAAATTCAATCTATATAATATTATGAAAACATTAGTACCAAGCGAAATTATTGCTCAACATGGAACCTATACAGTTAAAGTGTATCTTGATGGGGATAGATTATGTTTTACCTCGTATACTCAGGCAGCAGCAAAACAAAAATGTGTTGCTTATCTTTCTCCTAGAGGATATAAGATTTAACTTTTAAAGTGAAATAAACGTTTACATTTGATGAAAACGTGTTATAATAGATCCATAAACTAACAAATGAGAAAAACTATATTATGAAAACCTATAATGTGAAAGTAGTGAATAAACTGGCAGTTGGTGTTTGGCCAAGAGCAGATGTTGTCGTAGATGTTGATGTTTCTTATAATGAAATGTTAAAAATTGAAAATGATTGGTCTGCTAAAGGTAGTTATAATGTCCTTGTTGATAAGAAAATGATTACTTGTAAAGCAGATTTACCTGCTAGACAACCTTCTTTAATGTTTTAATTGAGAAAAACTATATTATGAAAACCATTCCAAACTTTATTCCTACTATGTACCAAATGTTTCCAGATGCTGAAACAACCGGTACTATCACTCGTAAGCAACTCAAAGAAGTAAAAGATCAAATACAATGCGATTGGCCAGATTGGTTAATGCAAAACAAAGTTGCTAGAGGTGTTTATAGATTACCAACTGCAGAAATGCCTATGAAAGAACTGAAAATAGTTTCCATTCCTAAAGGTGGAACCTCTCTCGTGCCAGAAAAAGATCCTAACTTTGTACCATTTGGTAACTTCAAAGATCTAGAATCTATTATTAAATCCGGCATTTTTTATCCCTCGTATATTTACGGACCTACGGGTAATGGTAAATCTACAATGGTTGAGCAAATATGCGCTAAGCATAAAAAACCTTTGATTCGGGTTAACTTGAACCAGATGACTGACGAAGAGCAGTTGATTGGTTCAAAAACTCTTCAAGAAGGTAATGTTGAGATTGTTGAAGGACCTGTGTTGGTTGCGATGCGCACAGGTACTACTTTGTTACTTGATGAGATTGATGCTGGTTCAGCAAATACTTTATTATGCTTACAACCTATTCTTGAAGGTAAACCATACTACTTCAAGTTGAAGAATGAAATGATCATTCCAGCAGAAGGATTCAATATCCTTGCTACAGCCAATACTAAAGGTAAAGGTTCTGATGATGGTCGTTATATTGGTACTAATGTATTGAATGAAGCATTTCTTGAACGATTTGCGGTTACATTTGAACAAGAATATCCAAGTGCAAACATCGAATTAAAAATAGTTAAGAATCTAATGGAACAATTCAAATGTGTTGATGAACCATTTGCTGAGTTATTAGTTAGATGGGCAGATGCTATTCGTAAAACATATGATGATGGCGGAGTTGATGAGTTAATTACCACTCGTCGTATGGTTCATATTGTTCGAGCTTTTGCTATCTTTGGTAATAAAACAAAAGCAGTTCAATTGTGCTGTAATCGTTTTGACTCTCAAACTAAGGCAGCATTTATTGATTTACTTGATAAAATGTCTGAACCAGAAACTTCTGAAATAGATCCTGTAGAAGTAATTATATCTATTGATGAATTTGATGAAATCCCATACTAATAAAATGAATTATTCAGTTTACTTTTAAAAGAAAGTATATTATAATTATTATTTAGTGGAGATATTATGAGTAAGTACGAAGATGCAGTATGTGAAAAAATACAAAAAAGAGCTAAGTTTGGTTTGGAGAAATATGGAGTTTCTCTAGAAAGAGAAGACTTAACAGAGTTACAATGGTTGATCCATGCTCAAGAAGAAGCGATGGATCTGGCAAATTACCTTGAAGTGATTATACAACGAAAAATTAAAAATATGGAGACATTATGAAAATCAGTAAAGACACAATTAATATCCTTAAAAACTATGCGGCAATCAATAGTAATCTATTACTAAGTCCTGGAAATAGATTGAAGACTACTTCGGTAAATAAAACTGTAGCATCCAGTATAACTGTAGTTGAGCAATTTCCAATTGAATTTGGTATATATGACCTTAATTCATTTTTAGGAGCAATTTCTTTATTCACTGATCCTGAATTAGAATTTGAAGAAAAGTATGTTAATATTCAAGAGAAAAATAACAGAATTAAATTTTTTGCGGCCGAAGCATCTTTATTGAAAACTCCAAGTAAAGATATAGTATTTCCTGCCGCAGATATTAATTTTGACTTATCTGAATCATTATTTGCTGCTATTCAAAAAACCGCAGGAGTTTTAAAAGCTTCTGATCTTTCTATTGTAGGCGATGGAACTAGTTTAACTTTAACTATCGGCGATAAAAAGAATGCTACTAGCAATTTATATGAATCAATTGTAGGTACTACTGATAAAACTTTTAAAGCTAATATTAAAATTGAAAACCTAAAAATGCTACAAGGTAATTATACAGTAACTATTCATTCTAGAATAGCTAGATTTGAATCTACAATTGGTGATTTAGTTTATTATTGTGCAATTGAGGCTGATAGTACGTTCTAAAATACATTTACTTTTTGATA